CTCGTTACCATAACTCCCCCACCTCCTGGTTAAATAGGTCTTTATACATGCTATAATCCACCGCCTCCTTGATCCTTTCTACTACCTGTTTGGTTACCTTTTTCTCCTTTTGCATTTCCTTTATAAGAGCCAGCAGATTTTTTATGTAAGAGGGTCCGATGGAAGAACCCCCGGCTTTCAGCCTTTCGGCAAATTCCTGGACCTTATCGCTATATTTTATCGCTACCTCCAAATGCTCTTTGGAAAGAACCAATTCGGAATCCTTAGCGACTTCAATGGGTATATCCTCTACTTCATTGCTTTCAGCATCCCAAATGGCAACAGTTGGAAAGCGATCATAATCCTCATACCCGGCTGTTTTTCTTATTACGGCTCCTGGGTTTACGATATGTGTTCCGGCTTTTGAACGCCAATAATAAGCACCATGCCAATCACCACAAAGAATTAGATCAAACCAGCGTTTGCGGTTATAAAGCATGCTGGGGGATTCATAATGCTCCCCCTCTTTTGCATTTTTGAATGGTGGTTTTGGGGTAAGCATTCTGTGGATAACCAGAACGTGGTAACCTGGAAAGTTCCTTTTCTGCGGTATCTCCTCCTTATATGAGGCTCCGTATAACCATATTTTTCCGAGTTTCTTCGGAGTTTGCGTGAGAAGTTTTATACCACCAAGTTCCAATAAGCAACCAAGAGCTGTCGCCTGGATAGTTTTCAGGTTGTGAAAAAAGAGATCGTGTTGTCCTGCGACTGTATATAGCTGAATCCCGTGTTCCCTGACGGATGTCGCCCAAAGACAATAGCGGATTACGGTGCGATAGCTTTGATGCGGATAATCCGTCAGATCGCCTGAGAAGAGTATAGCTGAAACTTTTTTCTTCTTGGCTAGTTCTCCTATCCATTCAAACTTGGCATATTGAGTCGCTGGCAGGTTATCTTTTCTTGCCCGTGTATTTCTACCAAGAATATGAGCATCACCAACCAAAAGCAATCTATTAGTGCTCATGCTTCACCCCTTTCCCGTAAGAGCGACCGCAAGTCGGGCAGACTTTCAATTGTTTAAGGAGCGAATGCTTCTCTTTTCTGGTGTATTCCAAAGCAACAGATGCCTCTTTCGCTTCCTCTTTGGCTTTTTTTATCTTCGAGATGCAAACATTGATTACTCGGTACTGTTCATTGAGTTTCTGCCATTTATCCACCATTCTGTTAAGTTCGCGCAATTGTTCAGATGCAAGCGATAGATGATCTGAAAGATCAACCAATTGGCTGGCTGTTATAAGACGATTGTACAAATTGATTATTCTTTTTTGGCTTGAATATAACTCAGTTAGTCGTTGTGTTTTTTCCTCCGTCTCTTCAAAGGATTCTTGTACTATCGCCAGATCGTCCGCAACTGAAGATATACGTTGCACTTGTTGAAGAGAGTACAGCAACTCGGATATTTTCTCTTCCTCTTCCATATATTGTTGCAGCAATCTGGTGTTCTCCTCAGCTTTCTGATAGATGGGTTCTATTTCTTGTAAAAGAGGTAATCCGAGTCTCAGCTTTCTATTTATCTCTTCCCTCATCCTTGATGTTGTAGCTATATCGACATTCAGATCACGTATCTGTTCCGCACAATATTTGAGCAAATCTTCATGTCCGGCCAATCCCGTTAAACTGCTTATCAGTTTTGCCCGCTGGCCGGGGGGTTCGGTTACAAGGAAGAGATTGGTACGCTGTAATTTGAAGTTTATTTGCGGTGAGAGGTTTAAGACGGTTTGGATGTCTTTGGGCACTTGCCCTCTGATGGCTTCGAATCTAATGCCATCGAGGATATACCCATCCTTATCCCGGACTATGGTATGTCCATTCCAGCCAAGTTCAATCCTTGGGGATTTCCCATACCTCCCGTATTTATTAAAGAGACCAGATGGATTGAATGCCAGGGTATATACCGCCCGGAGAATTGCTGTTTTACCAGCATTGTTGTCCCCGGTGATACAGGTTAGGTCTGGGGCGAACTCTAGATATGTATCAACATGACTCTGGAAGTTTTTCAAATGGATATACTGTAACATTTTGCTACTCCAAGAAGGACAATTTCTCTAAGGTATAATAAGCAATAAGGGCGGCGTCACACCTACCATCCAAAAGCCTTCCTCTCTGAGTCTTAAATTCCTCGGCATAACGTGGAAAGAGGGAGCAACATTTATGATAAGCCATTTCTTTGGTATTACTGGTTTTGCCTCTACCACCAAATGTAGCTTTTTGCCATTCTCTTGCCTTTATTTCAAAATATGGGATTTCCAGGGCTGTCAATATGCCTAGGACGATTCCATAATTTACACCTGTTGTTTGGATGCTGGCGGCGCTGCGCTGGAATTTCTCACCAGCACCACCGACTTGGACCAATTCGATACCTACCATCTTGGGGTCTTTTTCAGCTAAAAGAAGAAAAAGAGCATTGGCGTCAACCACTCCTCTTCTCTTTGGGTTGCCCTTCTTCGTCTTGGCCGTCAAAGTAAGATAATATTTCGGTATATCAACTAGAGTTAGTTTCAGGTCCCTGGTCAAAAACGCCAATGCTCCGTTTATACCTGGGTCTATGCCACAAATAAGATCACTTGCTGTAGACTTTTTTGAGTGTGCTGGCATCATAAACTCCGTCATCTTTTATGATATATTTGGTTCTGTATCTTTCATCTTTAATATATCGTCCGTCTATAATGCCTACAACCCGGTAATTTTTGTCCAGTATCTTATTTCCCTGGACGAGAAAAACCGGCTGGAGAGTATTGGCATCTCGAATGATGATGGTGGATGCCAAAACAAGTAGCAATAGAGCTATGATTCGCATGTTGTCTCCTCCTCTTCATCTTCCGCTGGTTTGCTGCGGGTTACTGCTCTGGCAATGCCTTTGACTATATGTTGCCAATCCCCATCCTCAAATAGTCTGATGATGGCATACGGTATGCCGTCTACTAACAGGGGGATATTCTTTTCGTCTCTATATTTGATCTCATTCTTAAATGTGTCTTCCATCCACTTTTTTGTTAGGGCGGCAGTCACCCAAGCGGTTATTATTACCAACCCTATATCAAACAGGACGCCTTTCCAGTTAAACATATTTTGGTCTCCTTTCCATACGGATTTTCTTTTCAAAATCATCCCATGCTTCTTGCAATAGATCTATTAGCTCTTCATATTTCCCTTTATCTCCCTCAAGGGTTTTGATCCATTTCGGAAGTGTCTTTTTCTTCCCCCATATATGATAGCTCTGACCCTCCTTGTGTATGTAGCCATATTCAGCTAACCATTCGATTGATGTTTGTATGTCGTCGATTCCCCAACGGTCAAGAACAACTATTGGAACAGTAAGCCCCTCACGGTAAATTCTATTTTTCGTTATCTTTACCTCTACTCGTTTACCTATCGGAATCTCTTTTCTATTCACCGTCTTGGTGATTTTATCTGTCTCTTTCAGCCAGACAATTACGCTGGCATAATGGTCCAAGGCGTTCCCCCCGGCCCTAGTTTTCACCCGGACATATGCTCTGGCACCAATTAAATCTATAACCTGGGAGATAATAATCAGTAAGACATTTTTGTGTCTTACCTTGTGGTATACGGTCCTGAATCCGGCTTTCAGCTCCTTTGCTTTCTCTGCGCCGTAAGAACCTTTAGGAGCCTTGCCTTCAACTCTGTCTTCAAATCTTTCCTGCTCTGCTAATTCGGTTAAGCCGTCCAGCGAGTCAACTATATGGAGATAGAGGTCGTGATTGTCATATTCCCTCATATCTTTATACAGCTCGGTAAAAAAATCCTGGACGGTTTCAGCCTCCCCCCATTCAACCCAATCAGCCGGTACAGCCGATGCCTGATAGGCAAGAATGGGATCAAACGCTTGCTCCGTGTCATTATATTTGACTGTTACCTTCTTTCCCTCTTTGTACCAATAATGGTATAGCTGGGCGACTGATTCCCAGCACACCAGACTCTTTCCCGTGGTTGTCGTGCCAATGACATTGACGATGCGCTGGCAGGGCCAGCCTCCATCTCTAGCCCTGCCGCTCAATGCCAGGTTCAATAAATGACAGCCTGTATGCAAAAACTGCGAAACATTTCTTTCATCCTCCACAGGAGTAACAAACGGAGTTTTTTTCTTTGCTATTCGTTTTGGATTTAATTTTATCTTCATATACTACTCCATATTCTGCTCCGTTTCTTCTACGCATTCGTCGTAAACCTCACACTTCACGCAACGGCTATGGCTGTCGGCTTGGCCGAAGCAGTCAGGATATTCTTCCTCGCTTTGATCCCCTCCAGCAATTGCCAATACAACCTCTTCAATGAGTTCATCAGCCGTCTTGCCCTTTATATCAAGTTCAACACCATACTTGTCACGAGCTATCTGCTTGATCTTGAATTTGGAAAGACCATCAAGCTCATTGACTATCTCCTCTTCCGTGGCAATTGCCTCTTCCTCCTCGGTTTCAGCTTCCAGCTCTTTGCCGAGGAAATGGCTACGCTTTACTTCCTCGTAGGAAGGGATATGGAGAAACTGCTGGATCGTTCCACCATTCTCTTTTCCTTCCTCAATAATATCCGCCAAGCTGTCAATATATTCATCTGGTATATCCTCATCGAGAGGAAGCAACTCAAAGCTGGAATAACGGGGCATCTTTCCCCTTTCGGTATCAACATGCTCTCTCTCAAAATAAACAATTCTACCTTCGGAAAAATCGGTTATGTCGATAAACTCACCGGTACGCTTATTGTGAGTCCGCCCGATGATTTCAGAATGAACCGCCTTCTTGGGGAAGACGGCAATCTGCCACCCCTTTTCCATGTCCTCTTCAGACGAAACGTCGAGGACCAGGTACAATACTCTATCAGTAGGAAACATCTGGGTGAGATGATCAGGGTAATTGCCCTTCTTGCCACCGGCTTCCTTCCATTTCCTGGTTTGAACCTGTTGGTCTTCACACCGAGGGCAAGGTTCCCCCAGGAAAAGCTGACGACAGATATAAGAATCAGGTCCCACTCGATAATGCACAGGGACCTCCAGGTAGAAAGCATCATCGGCTTCATAACCAAGTGGAGCAATGAAAAGCTGGTTCTCATCCTTCACTTCATAGATAGGAAGCTGGCAATCCGGCTTGAAAATGCCCTTGCCACCCGTGCTGCTTCTCTTATCCTTGCTCTTATATGCCTTCTGGAGAACTTCCTGTGACCTCTTTGCGAAACGATCCCTTACGCTCTTTCGGATTTTGGACTCTTGACGGGGCTTTCTGATCTTCTTCACTACCTTAGCCATCTTTTTCCTCCTCTTCTGCATATGACATGCTTGTTTTGGTAAAATAACTCTGCTCTAACAACGTGCCTAAATTGCCTAAGATGTACCCCCTTTCCTTTATTATATCCAAATTTCTTTCCAACTCTTTTAGTTTAATATATGCTTCACGAAATTCCCTGGCTACTTTACTATACTCGGCATCTAAGTAAAGGGCGCTTTCCAGCGCCTTTTCGGTTATTCTATCGTCTGGATTCAGGTGATAATCCTCCGGATGCCTCCTTATCCTCCCCGAAACCACAGCCCTGGTTCTTTGCAACCTGGCTTCCAATTCTTTATATGAATTAAGTGCTGCAATATACCGCCTCTTCCAACGCTCGTGCAACCTCGGGTGCTCGGCGTTCTCAAGATCGAGTTTTGTGCGGTCAATAGCGACCTCACGCTCAAATAGCACATCTATACTGTCTTTGTCAAGCCCAAATCTCTTGTAAATCACCTGTTCGGGGGGTTTTTTCTTTTTGAACTTTCGTCTATTCTCGCTCATCGTTCCCTTTAGGACGATTTTCCTCGTCTTCATCGGCATCAAAAACCCTCCTTAATACGATTTCCTCCCCATCTTTGCGTTCTATGTTGCAAAACGGGCACTTATCCCTGTTTGTCTTCCCGGCGAATACCTCGTCACGCCAAAAGGTGTTACAAGCAGGACATTTCCAACCGGTGATAAATTTATTGCTATCCATTTGAACCTCCTTACTTGTTTATTTCGGCGAATGTTTTATATTCTGTCATATCGTACCAATTAGGACCGATATCCCATTCAACCTCTTCCAATATGCCTTTTGCCCATTCAAAGTCAGGAAACAACATAATAGCCGAAACGTCTTCAATATGATCATCTCTTTCCTCAGTAGGTCCCTCAAATAGTACGCTATCGTGTATCTGCCCCAAAGAACGGCTCCAATATTTATTAGCCCACTCTGTTTCCTCTTTCTCGACTATTTCTTCACAAGCCCACAACAGCTTGTGGAAACTTGTTCCTTGGATTGGTGTATTTATGATTTGTGTCCAACTCAATGGACCTTCTCTTCTGAAACCGGTAAGCAGTCTTACATATCCATTCTTTTTATATTCCTCCAAGCTCTGCAATTGCCATTCTCTCATCTTTGGGTATCTATCGAAAAGCATTTCCTGTTTCTCTCTGACGAAATCCACTCCTTTCTCAGCATTTTTATACCCAGGCAATTGCTCCAGCTCATGGTATATTGACCCCGGTCCGGCACCAAAGAATGTAGGAAACACAAACTTGTTCTTTGCTTCCTGACGCCATTCGGAATCTACTTTTTCTTCCGGGATTGTGTTCAATTCAGCACCAAACCAGCGGTGGAAATCCACCCCCTGGTTAATGTCATAAAGCAATTGTTCGTCACGGCAAAGCATCCATAAACCACGGACTTCATTCCCACCGTAATCGACTTCCCGCAATTCCCAATCGGGATGAGATGGTATAAATACCTGCCGTATTATTTTGGCGGATATTTCTTCGCTTACTTCATACCTTTTTGGAAAGTTTTGGAAGTTTGGTTCGCTGGAACTCGATCTTCCTGATGATGCAGTATGAAGCCAAAAGTTGGGATGAAGTCTACCGTCTGCACCTATATTCAATTTTATTTGCAACAAGAAATCCAGAAGTTTCATCAGCTTTTTGGTAAACAAAACTTTATTGGCGAAAATATTGACATCTTTGAAATGCAATAATGTTTCTGCATCAACGGAGTCGGCTTGAGTTTTGGCCGTCTTCTTTATCGGATCGAGGTCATAATATTTTTTGCCAAACAGAATGGCTCTTATTTGTGCGTCAGCATTCAAATTGAGTTCTCGAATATTTTGCGTTCTGAGGTACCGATCTACTTCCGGGAGCGATTCTATCTCTTCCTTCAGGTCCCGGATGTTGGTGGTCCATTTTTTCTCGAATAACAATAGTCGTGGTATATCTATTTTTATACCACGCTGTTCCATCTTGGTGAAAGCGGATATACCTCTGGAATAGAAAGGTATACACTTCTCCCGCACTTCTTTATTTGTACGCCGGGAAAACTCCTTCCTCTGCAACCCATAAAGCACATACGTATATCTGGTATCCAATGCACACCTTTCCCCCAGCGTGTCCATTGGTATCTTTTCTATCCGGTTTATCTTCTTGCCTTTTTCGACTTTCAGATACGTATCGGTTTTGTGTTTGTACAAGACTCCAAAGCGTTGGTTAACCTGAATCTCCAGGCTTTTATTACGCTTTCTAGAGGTCAATAAGTGCTGATTTACCATAGTGCAGTAGGTTGGTTCAGATATAGGCTCACCAAACAATTTCCTGCACCAATGATCCTCATGTTTCTTGTTGTGGAATATTTTTAGTTTGTTCGGGTCGGTGAGTATTTCTCTGAGGAACCCAAGAACCTGTTTTCTCTCCGCATCTGAATATATACCATAGGATGGATGTACTGGAAACCAGAATGAATACAGAGAAGAATTGACCTCAACCGTAAAGGCAAACAGGTATAATTGGGCTTCCTTGATATATGCCTTAGCCGTATTATTTTCCACGTCTACGGCAATTGTTGTCGCTTTTCTCATCAGTTTTACAGCATTGCGCCAAGCCTCAGAATGCGTATTCAGAACAGGATGAATATTCGTCAGGGAGACTTTGCGCTCTTCGAGGAACAGTAATAACTCATCCCTTCCATTTTTCTCCAGCTTCTTGATTTGGTCTCTTATCCTCTTTAAGTCCCGGATATAGTCGTATAACGGAAGGGGTAATTTATCCAAGTTTGGCTTTCGGTGCGACAAAGGGGATCTTGTTACCGGGTTTTTATTGGGTAGCTGTCTGCTTATGAAGCTGGGGTGGTATATGGGCATTACCAGACAATTGTATTTGTAAGAAGGTATAGTCAGCCCTCTATAGGCTTCAAGAGTTGGGCAGAGTCCGGTGATCGCTTCCGTCGCTTCTTTCCCCATTGTAACAATAATATCAGGGTCTATTGCTTTGATTCTTTCCTCTAATAGAGGAGCACAACGGTTGGCTGCTTTTTTGCTGAAGACATTTTTAGGTGGCTGGCAGGATACAATATTGTCAATATAATCCAGGTTTATATCGTAATCTATTAGCCATAAGGCATCTCGGAGCAATCTGCCAGCCTGCCCTACGAAGGGTATTTTGCGCTCTACTTCGGTTTTACCTGGGTCTCGGCCCAACCATAGAACCTTTACCTTTCGAGGCTTCTTTCCTTTCAAACGAAGAGTTTGGTTTTTGGCGGGATCATAACCAGGAACATAACAGGTTTTCTTTCGCTCCAACAATGGACAAGTGCTACAAGGGTTACCATCGTCAGCTTTTGGTTTTTTTCCACGCTTCTCCTTAAGCTCGATGGTGGGGAAATAAAAGGACATAATCACCCCCTTTGAGACAAGGCAACAAAAAAGGGGTATATGGGAGCAAATTCCCATATACCCCTTACATCTCAGATGCGTCTTTCCTTCTTCAACTGGTATACGTATGTCTTTACTTGCTGGGTGGCAAACCGCCTAACCGTCCAGGATTTCAGGTTAGGATATTCATCCTT